TGCTTTTACTTTATTACCTCCTAAACCTTTTAAAAATGCGTTTTTAATTCCAGCTCCTGCTGATTTGAGACCACTTACAAAAGATTTCATACTAAAATTCACCCCTTGTAAAGACTTTCTCATATTCATGAAACCTTTAACCCCTACTCCTACGAATTCTGCTATCCTTTTTACTGCCATATACCCGGCTAAAACTGAAAAAGTTGTAGTTAAAGCTATCGATACTGCTTTAAATTTTAATAGATAACCTATTCCTGCTGCTATAGGTCTAATAAAACCTAATACGGCTTCTACTATTGGAACAACTGCTTCTAAAATAGGAGCAAAAGCTTCAGCTAATCTGTTGACTGATTTAGCTATTCTTTCTTGAATATCCATTTGTCTTGATTGCTCTAAAGTAACTCCTCTTGCTGCCGCTATCTGCTCTTCTGTCATATTAGCTCTAGCTTCTTCAGTAAGAACTGTTTTAGCTAACTCTGCTCTTGACATACCTAAAGCTTCAGCTAAACCTTGTTGCTGTAATCTATTCATATTAGCAAACTCTGCTGCTGATGCACCATTTTTAGCTAATTCGTCAGCTACTCCTGCTAAATCATTATTTAAAGCTAATTCTCTTGCTTTACTTAAGTTAATATTTTTACCGGTAAGTAGTTGGGCTTCTAATTCTTTAGATATAGAGTCTTCAAAATCTAATAAACCATCAGCTATATCATTAATTTTACTTAAATCCATACCTAATTTCTTAGCAGCATTTGAAGCTTTAGCAAGTTCTATTGAGCTACCACCGAAAGATGCTTTTATGTCGTCACTAGATGCGGCTACGTCTTCTAATACACTAAGCTGATTTATACCAGCACTAACGTTTGCTGATATATTTTCTTCTATTTGCTTTTGTGTCTCTCCTGATAGCTTAGTCATCATAGCTAGACCAGTTGCATGTTCAGCAGAAAGTCCAAGTAAAGCAGTTGCATCTGCTATATTACCTATTTGTTCAGAAGTAAAGACTGTAGCTGCGTTAAGACCAGTTTCTTTGCTTAACTCACTAGCTGATTTTAGCATATCAGACATAGTAGCTACTTCAGTATTAACTCCTCCTAAAGTTCTAGCAGCTTGTCCAGTGTTACGAATAAAGTCAGTTTGAGCTTTATTGACTTCTAAGAATGAATCAAATAATTTACCTGCTATTACAGTTGGATCTCTTAATGCAGGTCCAAAACCGTCAGCTAGTACTGAAAAACCTTTAGCAGCTATCTGCAATTTATTCATGAAGGTAACATTCTCACCTAACTGTTTAGCCATTAGACGCATTTCTTCATTTGCATCTTTCATGGCTTGATGGAAAATACCAGATCTCATACCTAGTCTTTCCATTAAAGCACCAGTACCTCCTACTAACGCACCAGCAACACCCATATTTTTATTAATGGCTGTTTCTAAATCTAATCGTTGTTTTGTTTTTTGAATTAAACCTTTAAGACCTTCATCTTCTAAAGCATTAAATTTAGAAATTTCTTCTAACTTCTTTCTTCTTGCTTCTTCAGTATCGGTTAATATTTCACCTTTAGCTATTCTATCATTAAATGATTGTAGATCTTCTTGTGCTTTTGCTGTAGCTAAAGATAATAATCTTCGATCAGCTTTTAGTTGTTCAAGTTTAGACTCTAGCTGTCTTGCATTTAGATCTGTAATACCTTCAGCATCGAGAAGTAAGTCATCACTAATAGATACTATTCTTCTCTGTAGTTTAGCAGTCTGAGAAATAACGTTAAAATTACCGTCTAATGCTTCATTATTTTCTTTAATGATTTTATTTAAATCTTGAAAAGTTGTATTAACTGATTCAGCAGCCCCTTTAAGAGCTTGAATTTTCATTTCAGCTAAATCTACAGCTGCAGCGAATTCTTCAGTGCCTTTCCTAGTTCCTTTAAACGCTCTTTCTACTGCGTTTATTTCTCTAGTACTAGCACCTAAATCCTTTAACTGTCTTAACAGTTGTTGCATGTCTACATTAACGTCTCTTGCCATTTAAAATAGGTTTATTATAAATAGTTAAGGCTCGCTTTATTTGCGAGCCCTAGTACTGTAGGTTGGTTTTTTAATCGTACCACCTTTCATTGAATTAGCTTTTTTATTTATCTTATCGTATTCAGCTTTTTCTTTTTCGTAATGTTCTTGTAGTTTTTGAAAAGTAAAGTTTCTCAACCATATAGGCATATTATATACGGTATCGTAATCGTATCCACCTTTACCATGAAATACTATTTCATGTATCTGACTAAAAATGTTGATTCTATATTGCGGCGTCAGGCCAAAGAAAGTTAACCCCTATAGGGATATCTACCCCTCCTTCCGGGCCTGTTTCGGGATAAAATCTCATATCTACATCAGGTTGAAAGTCTCTAAGGTAGTTTCTAAAAGCTCTTGAATCTCTAGCTAGAAATTCGTTATCCACAAAGGCTCTAACATTTTTCTTATCTTCATCTCCGTCTACAGCTGTAATAATATATTTAAGTCGAGTAGACATTTCAGCAGAAGATTCTTTATTAATTTTTTTCAGACCTCTAATTTCTTGATCTATTTTAACTTCATCTCCGTGAGTTAATATTTTAAAAGTAATTACTCTTTTTGTAGTAGGTAATGTAAAGTTAAAAGAATTAGATGTAGCTTTCGATACTTCCTTATTCAAAGGTCTATTATTAAGTAATGATAAATCTACGTTTTGTTTTTCGTTTCCGTAAGTAAATTCATAATCTTTACCATAACCTAATATTCTAGCAGCTACAAGTAAAGCATTTTTATCACCTAAAAGTATTTCGTTATAATCAATAGTTTTATCTACTATTAACGCTTTTATTAATTTATCAATAACTATACCTTTTTCTATATAATTTTGGTTAGTTAAGATATCTTCTTCCTTAGCTGTCATGTACTTCATTTCAATAGTACCATTAGCAAGTGGAGAATCTTTCGGGTAAAGTTTACCTTCTGAAGGTAAATCTACTATTTCTGTGGGAAATTTTTGTTTTTGTTCCATAAATTTGATTAATTAAAACTAGTTCTAAATATAAATATACGAAGAATTATTTTTTAAAACAACAAAAGCCCGGAAAAACCGAGCTTTTTATTATAATTAAGGCTGTATTAGTAGTTTAGTACACAGTAATCCATTGCTATAGTCATAGATAATTCTACAGTATCAGGAGCAGACCAATCAAAGTCTCCTTGAGACATTGTTTTAATAAATGCTCCTTTGATTATCCACTCAGATACTACATCACCTACTGGTCCTAGTACGTTAAGTGTTAAATCTTTTTTGTAGAAATCAGAATAACCTGCACGTCCAGTTACTGATTCGTAAGAAAGACGAGCCCATTCCATTACTGCTTGTGCTCCGGAAGGAGTAATCGGGTCGTAAAGAGTCATATCCATATCGTTCCATACTCTTTTACCACGTATCTTACGATAAGAATTGATATGATCTAATACTACTTCTCCATCTTCGAATCCTGGAGCTGTTACTGTCTTTACCATGAATGATGGAATGTTATCCATATACATAATAAATCTATTCTGTACCTTCGGTTCGAAGGCTCTAAACATAATTTCGTTTGGATCTAATACTGCCATTTTATTTATTGTTTATTATAAATATCTTATTTTTAAATTATCCAGCAAATGTTGCTCCTGTAGGTTCAATTGTAAAGTCTAGTACTATAAATTCAGCAGTCTTAGCTGGTTGAATGAATATTTGACCTACTAATTGATTTCTATCTACAACGTCGGCTGTATTGTTAGTGTCGTCCATCACTACTCTGAAAGCAAATAATCCTTGTCTTTGTACTACTGACTCTAAGAATGGATTTACCACTGCTAAGAATCTGTTACGAGTAGTTATAGTATTTTGTTCGAATACTAGGTTTCTAGCTTGATCTCCAATAAATTTCTTAAGATTGATTAATAATCTTCTTACATTTACTCTGTCAAGTGCAGAAGCTTTAGTTTGTAAAGTTTTCTGACCAAATACTGAAATACCTTGACCTGGGAATGAAGCTATAGGATTTACTTTATTAGTATATAAAGTATCTCTTTGAGTTCTAGTTAATCTTCTTTCAGCTTGAATAACTCCAGTAATTCCTCCTCTTACTAATCCTGCTGGTGCAAACCAAGGTGCAGCACTATTATCTGTAAATGCATATACTCCTGGTATTACTGTAGAAGCTGGTACAAATTCGTTTCTACCAGTTTCTGACTGTGTTTGTAACCAAGGCCAGTAAGACGCAGCGTAAGAACTATTAATGATAGAAGATTGAGCAGTAGCGTTAGATACAGTTGAACCGTAATCTACTAAATCAATTACTGCAATACAATCACCTCTAGTTTCAGCTAAAGAAATTATACTATTTACAGGTGTAGCATGACCACTAAGTTCAAATACTAAACCTGGTGCTGAAATAATATTAAATACATATTCTTCTTGATTTTCTAATACTGAGATAATATCTGTATAATCTCCTGGTTGTAAACCTTGTGTATTAGTAGCGTTAATATCAGAAAAATAATTTCCTGCTTGAGAACCTGAAAATAAAGTTCCTGATGCTCCAAAGAATGAACCTGAGCCAACTGCTGGTAAAGAAGCTGAATAAGAAATATTTTGAGCATCTACTTCTACAGTTAAACCATCATTACCTAAATAATTTAAAGTTGGTGTGTTAACTGCTGATACTCTTACTAGATTAGATCTATTAACATAAGAACCAGTTACTGCTATATATTTGGAACCGTCTGAATCAGTTGTAATATTTTTTACTTGATTACCTACTACTTTTTCTAAGTAGTTAGGAGAATTAGGATCTAAAGATACATTATTAAATGTCTCTAAAATAGTTTTATTTTTTAAATTATCATCTCCTTGTCTGATTGATAAAGTAAATGTTCCTAATCCTGAATTGACATTTGATATTTCCCATCTTAAGTTATCTGCAGAACCTGATACTAATGAACCATCACTGTTTTGAGCTCCTCCATCACTAGCTGCAGTAGAGTTATTGTAAATTTCTCCTCTACCTAATGTTTCTAATACAAAAGGATTAGTAGTAGCTGTTACTGTATTTGTACCACCAGCTAAAGTAAAGATAGTAACATTATCAGAATCAAAGTTAGCACCAGATGGTAATCTAGAACCTGAAGCAAATACTATACCGTTAAAGTCTGTACCGGCAGATGAACCTGAGATCACTAAACTTGTAGATCCACTAACACTAGCAGATACAAAACTAGATAGACCTGAAGCGTTATTAATTGCATCTACTAAATTTGAAACTGAACCAGCCTCATTAGAACCTGTAGAAAAGAAAAATACTTTACCGTCTACATCATCTGCAGGAACTGGGTCCGCTGATGCTATGAATCTGAATGTATCATTGCCTGAGCCAACATTAGATAATCTAAATTCTTGATTATCTACTGCTGCACCTGAACCAATGTTAAAATCATGTGATCCTGATGCAAACTCATTACCAGTACTGGTTTGTGTGTTTGTTATATTTGTATTAGTAGCTGCGCTAAACGTACCGTTTACTACTCTTGATACTAATACTGAATTTCCACCTTGTGAAAAATAATTTTTTACTGCTATCGAAGTTAAGAATTCATAAGAGGTAGATCCTGAAGCAAACGTGCTTCCAAATCTTCTTAGATAATCACCATACGAAGTAACTAATGTAGGTACTTCTACTGGACCTTTAGCAGCTGGTCCAATAATTGCTGCTCCTGCTACTACAGGTGCTGGTTGAATGAATGAAATATCATTTTCTCTTGTGAATACACCTGGAGAGATAATTGTTTCTGCCATGTTTAATGAAGTTTATTTAAATGTCTTTTATAAATATCAGCTTATTCTGTAAACCAACCTTGCAATTTGCAGGTAGTTATCTGTATATAAATAGGAAGGGAAGGTGTAAAACCTTCCCCTTAAAATACTATAAAAGTAAATATACCTATTCTACTGTTGGAACTACTTCTTTTTCTGGTTCAGTAGCAGCAGGTACTTCCTCAGGAATAAATTCCTTAGCTTGTAAATCAATTGCTCCTCTACCGTACTTTTCAGTTAATTCAGCAACTAGCTTATTTTCAAGATCTTGAGTTTCTGCTAAATAATTTTCAACAGATACTTTTCTATTCTTAAGATCGATTTCAGCTAATGCTAAAGAACCAAACTCAGCTCTAACTGCTTGCATTCTTACTTGAATGTCCTCAATTTTCTGTAGTTCCTCTTTCTTTAATTTTTGTTTTGCCATAATTAAAATTTAATCGATTAATTTATATATAGTATTAATATATGAAAACCTTCTATAGTCTCCAACTTTTTTTTAATATTTTTATGATACCCCTATTACTGATGCTATATTAGCTGTTGCTACTCCTTTTACTGATGCTATATTTCCCGAAGCTACGCCTATTACGTCTTGTCCGTATCCTGCTGCATGGTCGAAAGATACAAAAGGTACAAATCCTGAAGCACCTGTGCTAAAATTAGCATGATAATCATAATGTACGTCACTACTTGCATCTGTACCGTTATAGTCATTAGTATATTGAACTATAGCTATTTTTAACTCGCCGTTACTTTGAGCATCAGAGATAGCAGTAGAATTCATAGCTATTGTTGCATCTGAATTAGCATCGGTCCATTCAGGTATAGTACTAGATACGTCAGTATATGCAGTACTGTAATCTATATCATCAAAAAATTCGCTATCTTGATAGTCACTAAAAGAAGGGCCGGAACCCATTCCGTCAAATTTAACAATTGCTACTCTTTTTTCTACAGCTCCAGTATTACCTGTAGAAGTTGTAGCTCTATAGTTAAATACTAAATTAGTTATAGTTCCTGACGTATAGCTACTAAAATCAAAAACACAGAAGTGTCTAAAAAATCTATAATTAGTAGCTCCTTTACCTGAATCTCTAAAGAATTGAACTATTCCAATATTATTTGAAGTTGAATTATCAGTATGAGTACTTGAATCAGACTCTCTAGCTGTAGAGAAGTTTTGAGTCATTGTCCCAGTACCATTCACATATTTTGTAGCATTAATATTAGGCATAATTTATAATCCTTTTTTGGGCAAATAGTATTTTTTATGATTAAAATAAGTATTTTCCGGTGGATTTACATCTATAATATCATAAATTACGTCAGGTATATTATAATAATTATTAGAACCTGTAACTGAATTCCACCAAGTAGCTATTCCACCTGATTTAGACAATGAATTTAATGAAGAAGAAAATTCGTACATATGAATATCTCCATAAGTATTATAAAATATTCCGTCATATTCACCTAAATTAGCTTGCCAAGTTTTTCCATCGCTACTTACGTATCTCATCTGAAGAATATCGTACCAACTACCTGTAACTACAGTAACATTAGATTTATTAGCTGCCCAAGACAATGCTTTAGTTATCATATCAGGATGATTTTCAATTATAGTATGAGTATCTATAGAATGCGATTGTATATAATTTGCCGATATTCCCATTCCAAAACCTATTTCTAAGATATCTCCTCCATTTTGAGTTATATAAGCAGCAGAAGCAGATAATATTTGATCCTCCCAATCCATATATGTTTGAGTTTGATCAGAAATACTACTGGATAGTAGAATTGCATCTGAAGTAAATGTAAGACTTTGTGAAATATATGTCATACTTTTTTTATTAAGATACTACTACGTAAGTATTATCAGGACTAAAGTAAATAGCTTCTTCTTCTTTATCTATTACATACCCAACTATTCTTACTACATCGTTAGTAGATGACGGAGCAGTAGCAGTAATTAGACCTTCAGTTACATCACTTAGATAAACTTTACTACCTGCATTAGTAGAAGTTAAAGCAAATGTAGAAGTAAATCTTGCATAACCTCTTAATAACATACCTACATCTCTAGCAGTACCATCACCTAATGCAAGAGCAAGCATTCCTGTAGATTCACTTTCAGCATCTGCATGTGCTATTACCCAAGTTCTACTATTAGTAGCTAGTTGTTTTAATTGATATACTTTACCTGCTTCTACAGTACCAGTACCCCAATAAGCTATTTCTCCTGATGCTTCTGCTGTTCCTAAAACTAAATTACCGTTTCCTGAGTAAGGATAGAATGCTAAATTATTTACAAAAGTAGTACAGCTTCCTTGAGAAGTTATATCACTACCTACTATAAAAGATTT